GGACCACCCCGACTATTGCTCATCTATCTGAAGTTGCTTTCTGGACTCATGATGCAAAGATTCTCGCAGGCTTATTCCAAGGTATCTCCCAAGCTGACGGAACCGAAGTAATCTTAGAGTCAACTGCCAACGGTGTTGGTAATGAATTCCACAGATTATGGAAAGGTGCAGTAGCAGGTGAGAACGAATATGTACCTATCTTTGTACCTTGGTTCCTTATGCCAGAGTACCGAAGGTTTGTACTAGAGCCAGAGATCTTTGCTGACACAGTCACAGAGGAAGAAGCAGGCTTACAAAAGGCCCACGGCTTAGACTTAGAACAACTCTACTGGAGGCGTCTTAAGATAGCCGAAGGGGGTATGGATAAGTTCCGTCAGGAATACCCATCAACAGCAAATGAAGCATTCATAGTCTCAGGTTCTAATGTGTTTGACACAGGTAAACTAGAAGATATGGTTGCGTTACCATGTATGAAAAGACAACACTTCAGTCTTGAATCATGTATGTTTGAGGATCACCGAGAAGGTTTCTTGGAGATCTATAAGTACCCTAAGTTTGACAGTAACTTCATCATCGGAGCTGACTGTGCCTTAGGGGTTGGACAAGACTCCTCAGCAGCAGTAGTCTTAAATGCAGACAGAGAAGTATGTGCTGTGTATCGTAACAACAAGATAGATCCAACTCAGTATGGTGACCTCTTGTTCTATTTAGGACGATACTATAACAATGCTCTGGTTGCAGTAGAATCTAATTCCTTAGGTATAGCAACACTAAACCGATTGAAACAAATGGATTATGTGAACTTATACCATCAAACAAAAGTAGCTAACGTATCTAATGAGGAAGGTACACGTTTAGGTTGGAGGACAACCCAAGCTACTAAGCCGATGATCATAGGGCATCTTAAGAACGCTATAGAGAATGATGATATCTCTCTTGCGGCCCCCGTAATCATACAAGAGTGTATGACATACGTGGCTGATGCCAGTGGTAAAACAAACGCTATCTCTGGCTGTCATGATGACACCGTAATAGCAACAGCTATATCCCTTGAGGTTCTCCGTACACACGGGGATAGACTTTCAGCGACTCGTGTATCCTTCAGGAACCAGTCGTTTCAGGTTGACAACACTCAGTGGTTGTAACTTTGTAGTAAGCCCGAGGGTCCCCTTCTTTTCCAAGGGGCCTTCGGGTCACCCTCTGTGTGTAACTCAGTTTGGTCAGAGTCCTCGCCTTGGATGCGAGAGGTCGTAGGTTCGAATCCTACCATACAGACCACTTTAATACCCCAATGATGAAATTGGTAGACATGACGGTTTTAGAAACCGTTGTTGCAAGACATGTAGGTTCGAGTCCTACTTGGGGTACCATTTTCCCATAGTCCTCCACTATGTAAGATGTTTTCTTTTAGGCGGTTATGCTTCACATCTCGGGAATGAGAAAGACAGCAAACTGCCCCTAATTCAATATAAGATAGATAGAGTGTAGGTTGTTTAACCACACATACTTAAGAGGTATCATAGATGTCAAGTAATAATGAAGATGGATACAAAGTACCAGTATCCGATGAGGAGTTAACAACACTCCTCGACTACAAGCTGGCTCAGTCAAGCTCCAGCTTCCTAGATACCTCAGAGCTATCTGATGAACGCCAGAAGGCAACCTATGAGTACGCTATGATCCCTCAGGGTCATTTGAAGCCTCAGGGTGTATCACGTATTGTATCGTCTGATACAGTTGAAGCTATCGAAGGTTACACAGCAGTACTCTCTGAGCTACTGTTTGATAACAATAAACTAGCCAAGTTCAAAGCTTATGACCGTACGCCACTGGCCTACCATAAGGCCACAGCAGCATCAGAGCTGATCAACCATTGCTTGTTCTCAAAGAACCGTGGTTGGTCTGTGATGAATACATGGCTTAAGTCAGCATTGATGTGGAAGCTGTCAGCAGTGACATGGTCTTACGTTGCTGAAGAAAAGGTATCCTTTGAAGAGTACGAGACAATTGACAGTACTGCTCTGGATATCCTCCTTGCAGACCCAGAGATTACCACAACAGGTGATATCTATTTAGATGAACAGACAGGTAACTACCTTGATGTACGTCTTAAGCGTACCAAAGTAACCAACAAAGTAATTGTATCAGCTGTACCCCCTGAGACCCTAAGAGTCAACAGAGGAGCCACAGGAGTACACGATGCATCCTTTGTAGGTTTTGAAGAAGAGATGACACGATCAGAGATCCGAGAACAATGGCCTGACAAGGCTGGTGATATTGACTGGTCAACTGTTGAAGGTACACTGAACTTCTCTAACAGCACAGATGCACTTGCACGTAAGATGGCCATAGGTACCACATTGATCTTAGGTACTGCTGATGATAATCAGTTAGAAGCCACAGAGACTGCTGTTGTACTACGTTGCTGGACATACGTTGACCGTGACGGTGATGGTATCGCTGAACTAAAGTACGTTGTCAGAGTAGGTGACACAATCCTTTATGAGGATGATGCAGATCATATCCAAGTAGCAACCTTCACACCATTTGAAATCCCCTTCGAACTTGAAGGTTTATCTATGGCTGATATGGTAAGACCATCTACACTTGCAGGTACAGCTATCTTACGTGGCTTTGTTGAGAATACATACTTGACAAACTATGCACCTAAGATTGCAGACCCCAATGTAGTAGACTTCTCTGCATTACAAAACATGAAACCAAAGCAGATCATTGCATCTAACGGTAACCCACAAGGTGCAGTTGCATCCTTACCGCCAGAGCAGATCTCCACAGGTACAGTACCCTTGCTCCAGTTCTTGCAAGGTCACAAAGAACAAGCCACTGGACTGTCTAAAGCAGCCCAAGGACTTAACGATGCCCTATATGTGTCTGGTAATTCAGAAGCTAAGGTGTCACAAGTGCAGTCAGCTGCACAGCTACGCATCCAGTTCATTGCTCGTAGATTCATGGAAACCGGTGGACGGGAACTCCTTGAAGGTATATACAAGACAATGCGTAAGGAAATGCGTGGTGGGACTGTAGGAAACTACACAGGCAATCAACGATATCTCGATGTGTCCATAGATGATCTACCCGGAATCGAGTACATGACTGTAGAAGCAGATGTTGGTGATGCCAGTAATCAGTCCCAATTACAGAAGTTACAAATGATAGGTCAACAGATCCTGCCAGCCCTTCGGGACGCTGGTGCAGGTGCTGTTGTATCTCCAACTGCAGCTTCAACAATTGCAGTACAAGCGTTAGACGCTTTAGGTTTAGACCCTCTTGACTATCTTATTGATATCAACACAGAAGAGTTTAAGAAGAAAGCAGAAGAAGGTCAAAAGAGTGATCAGGAAGCTCAGGCGAAAGCCCAGCAGCTCGAAGAGTTGACACAACAGTTAGCCATAGATTTACAGAAAGCTAACATTGACTATACTAACGTGCAAGCCCAGAATGCCATTCAAGATAATCTTAAGCAACTTATGGTTGCCTTGGATAAGTCTGAACAAGAATGGACGAAGTTAGCCTTAGATGCTGGTAAAGAACAGCAGCCTATTCCATCGAAATCTAACATTGATGCACTGTACGCTAAAGCACAAGCACTTGTGACTAACGTCATGACTACTACTGCCGGATCCTCAGCTGCACCTGATCCATCTACCCAGCAGCCTAATCCTGAATCTATGGGAGGCCCTGCCGGAGTGTAAGGGGGTGATACTGTATCTGACTGCATGGGGTCTCAGTCTTCATAATAGACCCCAAACCTTTAATTAACAAAGAGACTAACACAGATGAAGAAGTATAAAGCTGGCATTGACAAGAAGGTCAAACCGCAACTTCAGACTGATGGATCTTATCGTCCGGGACCTTTCTCGGATGCAAAGACTGCATTGGCAAAGGCAACATTCTCTAAGAAAGAGCGTGATGAATTCTTTACCGAAGCGTATGGTGACATACTATCAGATCTATTTATGAAGTGGCTGAACACCGCTGCGCATTGCACCAAGGAAAGAGAATATCTCTACCATGTGGCTATGGGTTTAGGTTCTGTAAAAGAACGATTGATTCAAATAGAGACCTATGGTTTCAACCAAGAATATATTGATCAATCACATTTAGAAGATGAGGAACAAGATAATGATTCCAACTAATACACTAGAAGAACTCTATAAAGCTGAGTTAGACTTACAGCGATCTCAGGTATCCTTGATACGTGAAATGGGTCGTGGACACGAGAAGAGCCGATTACATGCTGGTACCCTACAAGCAATGTCATCTGCACTCTCCTTTGTACAGGATAAGATACTACTTCAAGAATCGAAAGTATCAGTACCTGCAGCAAAGACTAAGACTAGTAAATGAGGACTATAAGGGATAATAAATTATGAGCAAAGAAAACATTCCAGCATCTACCTCCAACGGAGATGACGCTGCTTTCAATGCTGGTCAACAATCACAGAGTTTTGATGACATTCCAGTACCGATGGGGCCTATGGCCAAACATCTAGGTATTGAGATTGATCTACCAGAAGACGATGTAGAACTTGACCCGGAAGATTCTGTAGATGAAGTACCCGCTGAAGACGATACAGAGGAAGACGATACACTAGATCAGGAAGAAGATGCTTTAGATGAAGACGAAGGTGACGAGGATGATGATGAATCTACCCCAGACACCGAGTTACTATCTGAAGAGGAGATTGATTGGGACTATAAAGTACCCGTTAATGTAGATGGTGTCATTGAACATAAGACACTTGAAGAACTCCGTAAAGGTTTTGCAACTGATCAAAGCTTGTCTAAAAAGGGAAACAAGATTAGTGAACAACGGAAAGAGTTTGAGGCTGAACAAAGTACCAAACTCGAAGAACTAACAGGTATGGCTTCACTACTGCAAGAACAACTCCAACAAGAGGAGAACACTCTGGCAGCTGAATACCATGACTTTGATGAGAAGATTAAGGAAGCCCGTAAAGAGGGTAACACTTATGAACTCTCAGAACTAAAAGATCAGCGTGAGACTGCTCAAGATGCCTACTGGACCGCCCGAAAGAAGCGTGAAGGTGTGGCTACTGCTGTACAGGAGAAACAAAAAGCACAGCTTGATCTCCGTCAACAGGAACTCTCGACTAAGTTTAACTCTGATATTGCAACGCTTGTACCATCATTCCAAGAAGATGCAGCAGCTATCCAAGCTTTTGCAGTAGAAGAAGGGATTCCCCAAGAACTCCTGTCAACTATCGCAGATGCTAACGTTATCAAGTTTATTGATGACTATCGTAAGTTGAAGCACAAGGCTACTAAGGGAGCTGTTAAGCGAAAGGCAACGCCTAAAGCTAAGTCAGCCCCTATTAAGAAAGGCCCATCTCGGAATTCTCAGCAAGCAAAGGCAACTACTGCGGTTCGTAATAAAGTTCTTACCGGCACAGGTTCAGAAGAGGATCAACTATCATTCCTCAAGAACCTATCAAAGTTCAGCTAATCCTTAACTTTTTAATACTTTTATTTATAAGGAATATTTATCATGGCAGGACGTAACTTCCAAACAGCTGGCCCTAAAGCGGCAGCTGGTACATCAGGCGTAGGCGTATCAGAACGCGAAGACTTAGCTAATTTCATTAGCATGATCACTCGTGACGAGACTCCTTTTTATTCATCTATCGGCAAGACTAAGTCTAAAGGTATCCTTCACGAATGGACTACTGACGAGCTAGCAGCACCGGGTTCTAACCAAGTTGCTGAAGGTTCTTCTTATGCTACTACTCACGCAGCACAGTCTGCTGAGCCTGTACGTACACGTTTAGGTAACTACACTCAGATCAACTCTAAGACTGTTGAAGTATCTGGTTCTA